TTAAAAATCTTTCGTTATTTCTCTGACCGTCTGATTAAAACGTTCCTCTTCCAGTTCCACGCCAATCGCCCTGCGTCCCAGCAACAGTGCCGCTTTTATCGTGGAACCTGACCCCATAAAAAAATCTGCGACCAAATCGCCTGGACGGCTGCTGGCAGTAATTATCTGACGCAACATATCCGCCGGTTTTTCACAGGGATGTTTGCCCGGATAATACTGCACGGGCTTGTGCGTCCAGACATCCGTATAAGGAACGACAGCCGATACGGAAAAATAACGCCGCAGTGATTTGTATTCCTCCAGCAGGCTGACATATTGCCGGTTCAGTTCGCTGTATGTGCTGACCAGCTGGTGGTGTGGCTGCTCCAGTTCACCGCGCTGGTGTTTTTCTGCCGCCACACGTGCAAACAGCGCCTGCAGTTTACTGTAATCGGCCTCATTCGGTAACTGCCACTGACTGGTACCAAACCAGTGCGAAACCATGTTTTTCTTTCCGGTGGCTTCCGCTATCTGTTTCGACGTTATCCCCAGTGATTCCCGCGCATCACGAAAGTAAGAAATCATCGGTGCCATGACGTGTTGCTTAAGCTCGCGCCCCTTTGCTGCATAACCGTCATTTTTGGGCTGGTATGGCCCCTGGTAATGTTCAGCAAACAGAATGCGCTCTGTTGCCGGGAAATACGCCCGCAGGCTTTCCTTGTTGCACCCGTTCCAGCGTCCGGACGGCTTCGCCCAGATAATGTGGTTCAGTACATTAAAGCGTTCACGCATCATGATTTCGGTATCAGATGCCAGGCGATGACCACAGAACAGGTAAAGACTTCCGGCGGGTTTTAATACCCGCCAGAACTGCGCAAGACACTGGTCCAGCCATTGCAGGTAATCAGCGTCGCCCTTCCACTGGTTATCCCAGCCCTCGGGCTTCACTTTAAAGTATGGCGGGTCTGTGACTATCAGATCGACGGAGTTTTCCGGTAAGGTCCGGATAAATTCCAGGCAATCAGCGTTGATTAACTCACAACTGGATATTTTTACAGTATTAGCCATAGATCAATAAGCACTTCTCTGATAGGCTCATACCGCTTTTGCGCAAAGCAGATGGGCCTGAGGTTTGCTTGTGACCCCAACGCATGAGCAGATGGCTGGCAGGTGCCGCTAACACCCACCAGCCGCCCATTACCACAAATTAAAAAGCCTTCACTGCGGAAGGCGTCTGTAACAACCGAACTGATAATCTGCCAGACCCGCCATAACAAGCTGGGTCAGTATTAACTGGCAGCGTTCGCGTGAAAGGTAAGTATTCTGCGCAATTTCCCCGACGGTCGCCGGTTCGGTGACGCTTAATTCATTAAACACCACTCTGGCAGTTTCGGTCATATCCTGCTGTTTTAGCATGTCTTTTTTCCTTTTCTGGTTAACGTGACATACCAATAGCTCTTGTCGAAAAAGCCAGCAAGCTGAAAGACCGGTATTCGCAACCATCAGCGCGTTTAACGTCCTGTACCGTTTTTCAGGCATAAAAAAACCCGCATAAAGCGGGCTCTTTCAAATGTCCATGTCTGCTATTCGCCTAGCGGTACAGCTTTGCGAAGCTTAGCTGGATTAAAACAGTTTATGGCTAAAAATACAAGCTTTTTTCTAAAAACTGCATAAGCCTTGCCACCAACCAGAAATCCGCTTCGTACAACAACAAACGCCCTCCAGACTCTAAGCGTCAGTAAAAGAAAATGCATCTCGCATCAGTGGATATAGAATAAACTCAGCTATTCTCAGCCACATATCTATACGATTGCGGCATGTTGCATAGCACCACTCAGGGTGAACCTCATTCAACAATTCAGCCATTTTTCGTTTACTCATCCCCCGCCCTTCGTACCGTTGCCGCAGGATATCAATCAATCCAGGATAACTTGCGAGCGCTTTACTTATCACCCCATCAATGCGTAACGCCTCTGCATCAGTACAGTGAGACAGCCAGCTCTTCTGTCTGCCAGCGATCATCTCTCGCAAGAATGCTTCCAGTTCAGGTTTATCAATCCCTGATTCCCTGATTTTGCGCATGGCTTCATTGATCGCGGTTTTTGTCAGTTTTTTGGATGCCAGCAACTGATTGAACATATTTCCTGTTTTGCCACCACCTATATACGACCAACGCCCCCACATACGCAGTTTCCCCTGGAGCCAGACACTTTCCAGCGTTTTCAGGCGTAAATGCTCACCGCTTTTGCCTGTAATTTCCGGGTATATCATATTTACGCTCACTCACTTTCAATTTTGTAAATCTTCACGCCCAGCCGCCCACCGGGAACGACCTGACCGCGCGCAATATTGATTTCATCAAACTGCTCGTCGTCGATAAGCAGTCCCGCATGCGTCAACGCATCCAGCGGTGCTTTCAGGATATTGTCCAGGTCACGACGGCGTTTATCCGGCGGCTCTGCGATAACCGTTATCGCCAGCCTTCCGGACAGGTTTAATTTCAGCCGCTGCTGGCGAACAATAAGTGCCACATCACGGCGATAACGCTTACCGGCTTCCGATATAAAATATGTGCTGCCACGACGTCGCCAGTAAGTGTTCACCGTCGGCGGGTAAGGCAAAACAAACTCTATACGCATCAGTAACCTCTTTTATCCGAGTACGCCAGTTGCAAAGGCGTGATCAAGAAAACGAAAAATTAAATCAACCTGAGAACCATGCTTTTCTTCGAACGCCTGCGGATCTGCATGAAGTTCATTGTGATGTTCCCGGCACAGCGGCAACGTAAAAATATCGTGGGCTTTTGTCCCCATTCCGCCCTGACCATGACCAATCAGGTGATGGGGATCGTCGGCTGGCTTACCACAACACGTACACGGCTGTGTCTTTACCCAGCGCGTGTATTTCTCATTCACCCAGCGGCGACGTTTAGGTCGTTTCATGAAAGATTCCGGAGCGTCCGGATCAACGGCAATGCTGACCACCGTCTTTTCCTGTTGTGGGTTTTGCTGGTGGGCGTGAGGCAGCGGCGCAAGATTTTTTGTGCGCTGCTTCAGTATGCTGGCGGCTGCCTGCTCTCCCGGAATGATGTCGCTTTCGCGGTACACCGAGCGGATTTTTTCCGCACGTAACCCCAGAGAACGACGTAATACTACCTCCGGTAGTGCGTCCGCCACCTGATTGCAGACAGCCCACCAGGATAATTCAGCCAGCGATAATTCACGCTCCTGCGCACCGCTTATTGCGTGACGGATGACGTCAATCATCCATGCTGTCAGGTTTTGTTGAGCAAGTTGCTCAAGTGATTCGGATGTCTGGTCACGCAGCTGGTTGTCGCAGTGCCAGCACAACACCATCGCGCCGGTGCCGTAACGATGTATGACGGTTTCGCTGTGATGGTAATCACCATGAGGCCACTGGCAGGATTTGACATGACGCAACAACCAGTCAGACAGTGCACCAGCGCCGCCAGCAGCATGAATCACCCGCTCATCGCTGAAAAATGGCAGTAATGATTTATCTTCCGCCAGCGGCTGGCGAACGGCAGGAACAACTCCGGACGGCAGACCACGCATGCTTTTCGGTTCCGGCTCCACCAGCACTCGAGGGTTATGAAATACCTGCATGGATTCACGGCCCGGCTTTAGCACCACCAGCCCAAGTTCCGGTACCGGAACAGGTCGAAGTAATACCCGCACGTTACCTCCAGATGCGTTGCTGGAATGTACGGGACGGACGCGGTGGGCGCTCGGAGTACGGCAGCCTGACGTAGATTATCCAGTGACGATAATCGAGGCTGAGGGCTTTCTTAATCTCGTATCCGCGTCTGCGGTAGTTCTGAATCAGCCATTCGGCCTGTTCTTCAGTGCATGGATCATGCTGGTACCAGTCAGCTTTAAATATGTGCGAATGCCGTCCGCGCCTGCTGGCAAAGACGGTATCAGAATTGTGTGGTTTGGTATTGTGCGCCATCGGTTTTCTCTGCTGGCGCAGCAGGTGCCAGTTGTTCAGGCTGGCGTGCAAATTGTAAACCAGAATACGCAGAAAAAACAAAACCCGCCAAAGCGGGTTTTCATTAGAAGCATCTTTAGTTTTGCTGTTCTATTTTAAGCTTGATCGTTTCATACAAAACAATAGTTGCGCCTGTTTTACATAATTCCCGACTGTCATACGCACGAGACCAATAACACAACCAATTTTCAAGCTCTTCTCGTGTATAAATTTTACAGGCCAGCCCCTCAGCCATCTCCACAACTTCATCGCCTGGCGCGGTTAATTCGTATCCATTTAACAATAAAAAAACCGCACCAGCCATCATTGCTGTGCGCTTGTTTGCATTGGCAAATGGATGATTCTGAATCAGACTTTCAATCAATACCGATGCCAGTACAAACATGTCGTTGGTTTGCTCATACCATCGAACCATACTGGGACGAGACTGAGAAGAACTTAAATTATCAACACTCAGCACACCAACAGGTTCATCTGGTGTTTGAAGCTCAATTAAAAGGCGATTGATTTCAGTAAGATCATCAACCGAGAGGTAGTGCACTCCTTCAACAATCTCAGCCATAGAGCACAATACCTATCATTACACTTTTGAAAGATCTTCCATTGCCTTCTCGTAACGAGAAAAACCGAAATCGAAAGCATTTTTCACCTGCTCACGATGAGTACAATTTTCATCGATAGCCGGGCGCGGATCTGCCACAACGCTTTTATCGCGAGGGGGAATAGTCAATCGCGGGTGTTTTTTTAGTGCGTAGCTCATTGGTGTACCCTTACTTCTCCGTCCTGTTCTTTAACAAAAATTAAGTCAATACAAAATTAGTCATGCTAATGTTGTTAGCATAGCCTAATACCAATCGTATTCACAACCACAGTACGTGAAAAAACCCGCCGAAGCGGGTTAAGTGCGGGTGCGTTGAGGATGCCTGACACATCAGAGGTGGCGGGGGATAAAAATCCCCCCGCCAGGTCTCTTACTCCTCAGATTCGTAAGCTGTGAAGACAGCGACCTCCGTCTGGCCGGTTCGGATTCGTACCTCGCAGAGGTCTTTCCTCGTTACCAGTGCCGTCACTATGACGGTTAAACAGATGACGATCAGGGCGATTAACATCGCCTTTTGCTGCTTCATAGCCTGCTTCTCCTTGCCTTTCGGCACGTAAGAGGCTAACCTACATGTGTTCAGCATGGATTGAGCCTCAGATTAATGTTAAGCGTCTTGCAGGACGCGTGATGTTAACTGGGGCTTTTCTCTGTCTGCCTTACAGTGGCATGCCCGAGGCAGACAGCCTCAAGCACCCGCAACAATCTTACCGACACCGATAAGAAAACGCTATTTTTTATTGCCAGAACCTTCTGCCCAGGCTAATGTATCCGCGTCAGAACGGCGCAATGCGCTCGCCTGAGATACGTTTACTTGTCATTGGTGGCAACAGATAACGGCAATTGTTGTTTCTGTTTGTTTCCTTCAAAAACCCCGGACCGTCAATCCGGGGTTTTTGTTTGTTATCCCCAGCGGCAAATCGAATACACCACCAGCGCCACCGCCATCGCAATTCCTGCCGTTGTGAATGCTTCGGTCATCGATTCACCTCCTGCTCAATATTTTTAAGGTCATTTTCCGCATACAGTATTGCTGTCCTGACTGCTCGTAACCGCGCTTTGGCGTTTTTCTCTTCACGTTCAAGTTTTGCCACAGCTTCACGAAGAGCATCCCGCTTTGTATAGAGTGATTTAATCTCTGACACGATGTTTTCACCGTTTCTCGCACGGTCGAGAACAAGTTCAAACGGATCTAAAGCCAATCCACACCGTTTGCAGGTAATCGTACGATTCACTTCTGAAATTGTTGTACGGAAATGCTGACAGCATTTTTGCTCGACGCTTTTTCTGTCGGTTATCACAACGTTGAGGAGTCCTTCCTCCTCTGATTTTGGCTGTACAAGGGTGATAACATTGTCGACTTCATTTTTCATCAGTTCACCTCCTGCGGTGGCTCCGGTAGCGGCATCCAGTGAGTTGCCTGCTCAATACCATTACCCGGCTTAATCGTTGCTTCTCCTCGCCGGAATGTGCTTCCTGTATAGCGTGCGGAGCATATTAGCGGTTCAACCAGAGAGCTATCGAAATTCACCGAAATAAGCACGTTCTGGTTCTTTTCAGGCATTCGCTCACTACAGCTTATCCAGTCAGCCGGTGTTACCGGAGAGTTGCCCGTTAGCGCATTCTGCTCCAGTGACGCTTTTACAAACCACGCGGCCTGAACTATAACGCCATGAATCCAGCGCAAATCAGCATCGCGATCGTTCTTTTTCATCCTCTCACAACTTAAAGCCTGGCTTATGTGGCTGCGTACCAGGTCTTCATGTAACTCCTTCGCATCCTCAATGGTGAAACCGCCAGGCAGGCGAGCCGGAGTTACCGGAGAGTTGCCAGCCTTACGCATGGCCATTTCCACGATTTCAACCATATCTCCTGGTGGAATTTTACAAAGTTGCCCAATACATTTCTGCTGCCTGGCATATTCGAGAATGTGTTCCAGTTTGGTTCGATTAATCATTATTTATCTCCCTTAAGCATGGTGGCGCGGCAGGCGTTCCAGCCATCAGCATATGTTTCAGTTACACCGTCGAGATGGCAGGTAAGCAAATCCATTTCATCCGGCACTATCAGCACCGGCTGGACAGTGACATTGGCAAAGGCAGCACGCAACCCGGCCTTAATTTCCTCTACCTCATCAGCACCTGGAGATGAGTCTGACAGTGCATGATGGAATGCGTAAGCCATGTCGTCGTTGATTTCTACAGACACACTATCAGCCTTGCGGCGCTCCTGTAGCTCGCGCAGAGCCGCTACAACATAATGGCTATTGTGCTGGTCAGCCCACAGAATGAGCCGAATCAACGTTGCATTTGAAACGTATTCGTCTGTTAGTTTGCTATTGGTAAAAGTGGTCATGCCGTAGCCCCTTCTTGATATTTTTCAAACCAGAACACAACCGGGTCAGATTTCATTTCAACCAATCCCATACGAACCAGCGCTTTGCCTTTCCCGGACGCAAGGAATTCACGACGACCATCACTGATAATTCGCCGATAATCTTCCAGACTACTGCAATGCTTGTGCAGATTGCATGGGTGGCATGCCGGAACCATGTTGGATATATCGTCACGTTCCTGGTGAAGCATATTTCCATCAAAACGAATGACCGGTTTTACATGGTCTGCATGCCACTTTTCGCCAAGTTCGCAGCCGCAATAAGCACAGCGACCGCCGAACTTCATGCGCAGCTCTGCACGTTGTTTTTTCGTCAGTGCCATATCAGCTTTCCTTATACGGATTAATTTTATTGTGCAGTGTGTTGAACGACGCCCACACCACGTCGTTATACAATTCAATAACTGGCTCAATTATTTTCCCGATTGCCCAGACAAAAATTAGCGGGGATATCGGTATCATCAATACGATAAACAGAATGAGAAACAAAAATTCTGTTGTTCTACTCCTTCGCGGATATTTTTTTCTAAATAATGTGACCATTCATTACCACCCTTTCGGGCGGCCTCCTGATGTTCTGAGGGTGCAGAAATCCCTCCGGTTAAGGATTAAGTTTTATTTACAGTGCTGAATTTAATTATTCAGATTTGGATTATGCTTTCTCTTCTTCACGCAGTGCCTGATAGTTAATTTCGCTCATTTTTCTCTTCACTCCGGTATACAAGAATTACAACGTCACCTCTGCTAATCACGCGAGCTGGCTCTCCTGGTTCCATACTGTCAATATCGAAGGTCTCAACAAACGCATTCATTGCCTTCTGCCGCTGCGTCTGTTTACAGCGTTTATTCCATTTTTTCAGTAACATCAGTGACAGCCACCGCCATGAGCAGAACATGACGTAGCACCAACCAAGAAGCGCCAGCCCCGTATTGAGGGCCGTACCAATCGTCATTGTTGCGTCGATATTCACTGTACCTCCTCCTGGAAAATAACTGCATGCCCCAGCTTCTCCGCCAGCGCCAGTTCTGCCCTGGCACCCGCCGACCGCTGCCAGCCATTCAGCATGTAAATCGCATCCACGCAACGTATCATCGCCATGCAGATATCCATGTACTGCGACTGAGTCAGTCCGTCCGGAAGTACTGCCGGGTTTAAGACGGTATGCCCTTCCCGTTTCAGTTCCTCTTCCGCCCTGTGAAATGCTTCACGGTTGAAATTTTCATAGCCCGTCATTGGACCGGCGATATAAACCCTCGCCCTCACTCCATCACCTCCTGAAAATTACCCCGATAGAACGCCAGTACACGTTGCATTGATTCGCTGTTACGGCATTCCCGGCAAATTATGTTCATGTCTCTGTCGTAGCGACGGATTTCACCATCAGGTAACTTCCGGACCAGTGCCGGGTCAGCTTTCTTCGGAGTTTTACACCACGCCTGATACGCCTGTTCTGATACAAAAACACCGTGTTTACCGGATATGTACAAATCACCACAAGCAACCACATCCACAAGACAACGTCTGACCGTATGCCAGCCCGCCCCCGTTTCCCTCTCCAGTTGCGACATCGTCATGCGTTTGTTCCTGTGTATCAGCCCGATAATTCGTGCCTTCAGTTCTTCCCGCTGTTCGGGTGTAAAAACGCTTGCCATGAGTCCTCCTGAAATTACTTCACAACCCTTAAATGGCTGACATTTGAACGCCAGCTCTCCCAGTTAAAATTCACCCAGCGACCACCGTTCATGGTCATGCGGTCCATCACCCGTTCGCCTAAAAGGGCGCTCATTGCCGTGTGGTTCAGATTTGTCAGCATTCCGACACTACGCATCGAGGCCGTTCTGCGATCGACTATCTGGTTCAGCGTAACCTGCTCATTGCGCGTATCCCGCTGCATACCAATTTCATCCAGAACCAGCAGATCGACGTCACACAACCCCTGCAAAAATTTTTCGCCCGAGTTCTTGTTGTCGTAGCTGCCGTGTAACGCCAGCATCACATCTGCCACCGTTATCACTATCACGCTGTGACCTTTCGTCAGAAGATGATTACCAATGGCAGCTGCAAGGTGGTTCTTTCCGGTACCCGGCTTACCGCTGAACACGAAATTTGTGCATCCGGTCATCAGTTCATCGGCGATAGATTTCGCCTGGCTCAACGCGTATCGTTGCCCGTCGTTCTTCACCTGGTAATTCGCAAACGAACACTTCTGGTGCAACAGTTGGATACCGGAACGCTTCATAATTTTCTCCACCCGGATCTGGCGATTCTGGCGGTTAATTTCCTCACTACGCTTTCGCCCTTCTGCAAGCTGCCACTCTCGCCACTCGTCCACTGTCCGGTACGGCGCGGTTACATGCTGCGGGGCCAGCTTACGGATGCGTTCAAGAACACCACCTGCCGCAATATTTTTCATAACCCGTTACCCCCTGAACCCCGGCGGAATTTCGGTATCCGGTTCAGAAATGTGATTCACGCAACGCTGGTTGTTCGTGCCGCTTACCGGGAGCAACCAGGGGTTTTCAAAATTCCGGTCCGGTCCAAAAAACGTCGTCGCTCGCTGAACAAATTCCGTTCCCGCTTTCCCGGTCGCCGCCAGGTATCTCGCGTAACGCCTCACACCATCCAGCATGGTCTCTGGTGGCACCCCCTCGCGCAATCTGGCCTTCCAGGCACTGAATGCGGATTTCTTCGGGTTTGCCCCGGCACGCAACGGGTATTCCCGCCAGACCTGTTCGAACACATCCGGATAATCCACTCGTCCCACAGGCCGCCCGGTGTTTTCCGGGACTACCCGATCGGCTTCCCGCTGAATGGCGGAATCGGCTTCAGGCTGCTGCAGTTGGTGTGATTGCTCCGACCCTGCGGTCATCACCTGCTGCACAGCGCCCGAATCGGCTTTCAGCGCATACGCCGAATCGGCTTCCGGTGTCGTGCCTGCTGGCTGACCAGAATTTACGGTCTGAACATCCCCTGCCTGGTTCGTGGTGTTTTTTTCGCCATGAGCTATAGTGTTTTTGTCCTGTTCCTGTTCTTTCTCCTGCTCCTGTTCTTGGCTTCGAAGCCCCTTAAAAGCCCCTTCGAAGCCCCTTACCGAATTTCGGCTATTATTCCGCCTCACATCCAGATGGAAATCCGTTTTATATCTGTCGTAAAACGCTGACAGAAAAGCGTTTTCAGGTAATGATGCATACTCATTCCTGACACCTGCACAACGGTTATCGCCAGGCTTCAACGTTTCCCCAACCTGCCAGGCTGCCATTTCATGGACCCAGACCATCTCGGCATCATGGTCATAGCTACAAAAACCAGCTTCAACAGCCCTTTTAAGCCCCTTTGAAGCCCCTTCCAGACCAAGCCCGGTTTCATGAGCAAGGTATAAAACTGGCAGGTAATACAAACCCAGCATATTTGCGTGAGGGGATGTCATCAGGTAAAAAGCAACAACTTGCGCTTCTGCACCCGCCTTTCTAAGTTCTCTCCCCGTTTCTCCCAGCCAGAATCGCGGAGAAACTTTTGCGTAATCACGCATGGCTACCTCATCTGGTGCCGAACCTTCCTCCGGATATAATCTGTGGTTCCCAATCGACAGAACCAGAGGAGGTTCGACATGTATTTTTTGAAAAGCCTTTATCAGGCTCACGTATTAAATGTTGCAGCAACAAACCGCTGGTGTAACAGCCCCGAAATGCTCCCGGATTACAGAGCCTGGCTGCGCGCCGAAACATACCTTCGTCTCGACATATTGATTAGCGAGCTTCAAAAAGAGACTGCATCCATTCATAACCTTCAGGGTATCGACGCTGTTCGCATTCTGGTATCGCGCCATAGTGCTCTCTCAATAATTGAAGTGCGTCATCTCTCTTTTTCTGAACTGATTTTCTTGCTTCAACCAGCTCTGTAATCAGCGAATATCCCACCGGAAGTGATCCAATACCCACCTCATGTTGACGAGCAGTTACAAGATGTGCCATACAACCAGCGTGCTGGATTGACTCCCTGCTCAGAGGCTGAATGGGATCACTCTCTGCTGAAGAAATACCAAGATTTGTATAATCCTCAATAAGCCCGGCACACGCTTCTGCATCAGCCAGCTTTATTCTGGTTTCCTTGCGCTGCTCTCTGGCTGACAAACGCCAGAGCAGCGCATTAGCTTTATGTATCAACCACTCTGCCAGCTCCACATCAGATAAACCGCCACGCCAGATGTGCGGACTGTTTTCGTAAACGCTCAGTGTCAATTTTTTGTCATTACTCATATTTATTACCCAATTAATGCACAGCCAGAGTGTTTCCTGCCGGGCCACCACGATTCATCTGATCGAACAGAACGATCGCTGATGCAACGAAATCATCAATATCTTTCACCAGCCGTTCCTTCGTCTCTACCAACTCCCGAAAATAAGCGGAACTGTGGCTGCGCATTCGGGCCACCAGCGGAGGCGGCATCGCTTTTTCGATCGCTGGTAACAACGCCTGAATTTTTTTAACCGCATCAGGAGTGTCTTTCTCCACCCAGCGGAAAATTTTCTGGGTGTTACGGCCCAGGGCTTCCGGATGGCTGTCGTCGTACAGTTCCGGGAACGTCATACCCAGTTCGAAATACGCTTTGGTAATTTTCGCAGCCGGAACTTTTTCACCGTTCAGATGTGCCCAGGCATTCATCGCCATGCGGATGTGTTCATGCTTGATTTTCATGAATCATTTGCCTCTTGATGCTTCGGGTATGATCGTTTTCGTCATTTGGTTGCTTCATCGACATATTCTGCGAATAACATGACGAGCGTCGTAAGTATGACCAATCAACATCAGGACGAAGTTCTTCACACAGGACACCACCTTTTGTTGCTCGTTCAATCGCAGGACATCTCTCAGCAGGTAACTGACGTACACCTTTGATCCATTGATTTACGCTTGGAGGTGATACACCTAAAAGCCTAGCCATTGCTGATTGCCCACCGACAACAGCACAAGCTCGTTTGAATGAATAGTTCTCTTTTTTCATCGAGTGAACTCCAAAAAACACACAATGATATTAGGCTGCGCCTAATATCATTGTCAATAGGCTATGCCTAATACATTAAAGATAGGGATTGCCTAACGCGATACGCATAGGAGACTATTAAGCAATGCTTAGTGGTAAAGACTTAGGCCGAGCGATAGAGCAGGCCATTAACAAAAAAATTGCATCAGGGGCCGTCAAATCAAAGGCGGAGATCGCACGTCATTTCAAAGTCCAACCACCATCAATCCATGACTGGATTAAGAAAGGTTCGATAAGTAAAGACAAACTTCCAGAACTATGGCGTTTCTTTTCTGATGTGGTTGGTCCAGAGCATTGGGGGCTTAACGAATACCCCATACCAACCCCATCCACTTCAGATACAAAAAGTGAACTCTTAGACATAAACAGCCTTTATCAAGCCGCCTCTGATGAAAAAAGAGCAATTGTAGCTTTCCTCTTATCTGGAAATGCTACGGAGCCTAGTTGGGTTGATCATGACGTTCGCGCCTACATTGCCGCAATGGAAATGAAGGTAGGTAACTATTTGAAAAATCAAGAATCAAAACGGAAAAGCCAGAATATCACCAAGACAGGTACTTAAACTTATATGGTCCGACGGGAAATTCCTAGATCCCGTTAGTTAACTCCTACTACCTCTCCCACACACCATCACCTATTAGGTTGCCCTTAAATCATTAGGCATAGCCTATTGACAAATAATTAGGCATTACCTATAGTTTTCCCATGCCAACCCACCCCATCCCACAGAACGCAGGGCAATACTTCGAGTTACCAGGCAGTGGTCAGGGGTTAAGTAGCCAGCCCGAGGCGTATGAACATGACGGCAGGGTTCAACTTTAACTATGCAGCAGGTTTTTGTTCCGCTACCCCGGCGTTAAGGGGAAACAGCACTGAGAGGAATCAGCATGCAGAAACGAGAACCCGTCATCATCGCGCCAGGCTATACCGATGATGAACTTTATGAGTGGATGCGCGGGAAGATACGCGCCATTAATGACCTGAAGCAGGCCACTGATCACAAAGAGCGCCTCTCTGAAACACTGGCGTCAGTGACGCAGGATATTACCGCTCTGGCAAAAAGCGCGGCATTAAACGTTTCGCGAGTGATTTAAAACCACCGACTGATGAGGTTGACTATGGAATTTAAAGATTTACCAATTTCAATACAGGAAATGGCCGCTGATGTGATTCGCTCGCAACTGGCGCGGAACCCAATGATATTAGTAGATAAAGTGTTCATCAGAAATTTATCAAATCATGTCCGCAATTCTTTTACCGGACTGTATTCAGATTCGTTCACAAACAATCATTGTGTAGAAAATAAAGCAAAGCCCATTGCAGAAACGATAACGCAAAACATCAATACGAAACCAACCGAAGACGAAATTGACCAGCCTGCCAGTGAACAAAAGAAAGAAAAATCGCCATATGCGGGGAACATGTTTGTTTATGACAACCTTATCCGAATTCGTGGCGAAATTCCGACTGAATACCTGGCAAAAATTCACCAGGCATTACTTAAAAATCTGGAAACGGAAGTATTTGATGGCAACACCAACGGCTCCTTCGTGGTGTCAGCCCTCACAAAAGAGTGGGATACAGATAATCGCCGGAATGTTGCTACATGGTTATTCAGCAACAAAGCTGCTGCCCTGGAAGCTGCGGCCTGTATTTGCGACCTGCTAAGGACAGACCGCAAATACAACCTGGATGTGTATAGCTATATTTATGCTGAACACTATCCGCTCTGGATTGACTGGTTTAAAGGGTAACACCTGCGGGACCGAGCCGACCAGCACCACGATTATTTTATCCTCCATTAAGGGGTGAATTAAAAATGGAGACCAACACGCTGCTACGTGTGGTCGTGCGCCGGACACGGATAACCTTCCGGCATGCTCTTTAACAATCTGGATATCCACAACAGCAATAACCTACGGATTGCTGCTCAATGCTCTACCTATCTCTTCTTCAGATGGGGGCGGTATATAGTCATCATTGCGTTCAAATTTAAAGCGCGAATCACATTTCAGGCATTTAGAAATATGGAACTTATCATGCTCACCAATTTCAACAGGTTGAAGTATTGCTATTACACCATGCTGATAGCAATTGGGACAGGCATAGTGAAAACATGTGTCTTCTTCGTCGAGGCTGTTCCTGAAAGCATAGACAAAATGCCCAAAACCAGTTTTGTGTATCGTATAGCATTCAAGTTTTCGATTACGCTCGTCAATTTCATGACATTTTTGCTTAAGCAAGAGTATTTCCTCGTACTGAAGCGCGAGCGTTTTCGCTAGCTCTGCGTTCTGTATTTGTAAGTCTGCCAGTTGGCGACGCATTTCGTAGACAGCCTTTTCACGTTCAGATTGGCTTTTTGCATCAAGTATTACCTGTAATAAATCAATCGAGACTTTAATTGCCGTTATTGATGAAGTTATTCCAGATAGCATTCTTAACTCTCTTTGTTGTTGGGGTATCCGGATTATACAAATTTCTTGTCGTTGGGGAATGACGGAAACCACCTCGCCTGATGTGGTTAAAAGCAGGCACACAACACGAAAGCGCACAGCGAAGGTTTCTTTTCCTTAGAAGGCTTGTCGTTAGATTTCTTCGACCGTGCGCTTCCGGTTGTGGCAATCCGCGAAATGGCGCGGCGGTAAGTATGGCGGGGTTATCCTTACCCCCATTGGTAGCACCGGGTTGTCAGGTTGACCATACGCCTGAGTGACAACCCCGCTGCAACAACCCATGTTGAGTATTGACCTTTGGCGGCATCAGTTTAATTGCTGGCTGATGTCCGCCATTTTTAAAGTGAATTTTGTGATGCGGTGAATGCGGCTCAGCGCACGCGGAACAGTTAAAAAGCGATTAGTTCCCCCGTATCGGGTGTTTATGGGTTCCCTGTATCCGGCGTTAATTGTTAACTGGTTAACGTCACCTGGAGGCACCAGGCACCGCATCACAAAATTCATTGTTGAGGACGCGATAATGGAAACGTTATTACTCAATTCCACTACGCCTGAAACTCGTTTTGAAATTGGCGTTATCACTGGCGATAAAACTTTTATTGAGGATGCCATTAACCAGATAAAGCATGAGCCGGATTCATTAAATAAGGTTTGCATTGTTTCAATGATGGCCCGTTCACGCCTGATGCAAAAAGGATACTGGCAATGAATACCACATTTGCACTTGTTCTGACGGTTTTTCTTGTTTCCGGTGAACCAGTTGACATGGTTACTGGCGTATACAGCTCAATGAAAGAATGCATGGCTGCCGCAGATGAACAGAAAATTCCCGGTAACTGTTATCCGGTCGATAAAGTTATTCGCATGGATAATAACGAAGTCCCGGCAGGACTTAAAACAGCACCGTAATTAATATCCGGTTTCATTTTTATATGTCAGAAATGGCAGGGATTTGTTCACCCTAAAAATAGTTACGAGGTTTATCAATGAGCGCTGATAAAGAAGAAATTGCACTATATTACGAAGCCAAAAATGACAAAGTCAGAAAACGCCTTGGGATTAAAGGCGGTTTTTACTGGCGCACAGCAAAAAAATTATCGGTTGCAATATCACGCGGTGTTGTCGCAATGGACGATGCCGGATTTGACGAAGAGGATTTTAAAAAACCTGTTCGCGTCCATTTACCCATTGTGAATGACCTTCCTCCGGAAGGCGTGTTTGATACCGAATTCTGCAATCGATACGAAAAAGGCGGGGAAGATGGTATAACAATGGTATTTATTGAGACCTCTCACTCTGCGCAGGACAAACCAGCCAGCACTGACAATACCAACGTCAACGGCGAAGACATGACGGAGATTGAGGAGAACATGCTCCTGCCGGTTTCAGGTCAGATTCTGCCTGTTCGATGGCTGGCACAGCACGGCAGCGAAAAACCGATCACACACGTTTCGCGGGACGAACTGCGCGCATTACATAACGCACAGGATGAAAAACTTCCCGCCGTTACCGCTCTGGCCATCTCAAATAAAGCAGCGCAACTCGAACCGCTGGAAATTCGCGATCTCCACAAACTGGTTCGTGACACGGACAAAGTTTTCCCTAATCCTGGTAATTCAGACCTGGGACTGATGACTGCTTTTTTCGAAGCATACCTGGGCGCTGACTACACCGATCGCGGTCTGCTGACAAAAGAGTGGATGAAAGGAAATCGTGTTTCACGCATTACCCGCACGGCTTCCGGTGCTAATGCCGGTGGAGGGAACAAAACCGATCGCAATCCTAATTTAGTACACACCTTCGATACGCTGGATGTGGAGATTGCAGCGGCCACACTTCCGATGGATTTTAATATTTATGAAATTCCGGGCAGCGTTTATCGTCGCGCAAAAGAAGTCGTCCGGAAGAAAGAAAGCCCGTTCAAAGAATGGTCCGCAGCACTTCGCGCAATCCCGGGTATCCTGGATTATTCCCGCGCCGCTATTTTTGCGCTTATCCGGAGCGCACACCCTGAATTTTATCATTACCCGGGACGCCTTCAGGGGTATATCAACGCCTACTTAACGGAGACTGATCACGAGAACCCCAGCAAGGAAACTCTCACTGCTGCACGACATACACCGGAAAAAGATATCCTGGAAGAAGTTAACCGCGAGCTGGCTGCCGGGCAAGAAACAGAAGAAGAAAAAAATGATGAAGAAAAACCGCAACCGTCTGGCGTACTGGCAGATGAACAGGCAACGGCTGAAACAATGGAACCGGATACAACTGAACATCGCCAGGACACGCAATCGCTGGATACTCAGGAACAGGTAGATCCAGTTAATCAGGTGAAAGTTACCGCTGACGAAGTAAACAAAATTATGCAGGCAGCCAATATCGGCCAGCCTGACGCCGATAAGTTGCTTGCGGCCTCTCGCGGTGAATTTGTTGCAGGGATTAGCGACCCGAATGATCCGAAATGGGTGAAGGGGATTGAAACCCGCGATTCAGTGAATCAGAACCAGCAAGAAACGGAACAGAACGACCAGAAAGCGGAACAAAACAGCCCAAATGCGTTACAAAACGAGCCAGAAACGAAACAACATGAACCAGCAGCGCAACAGGAACCGGAAAAAGCTTGCACCGTCTGCGGTCAGACCGGCAGCGGCAACTTCCCTGATTGTGGCGCGGTGATGGGCGACGCAACATACCTGGAAACATTCGATGAAGAGAATCAGGTTGAAGTTCAGGAAAATGATCCGGAGGAAATGGAAGGCGCTGAACATCCACACAAGGAGAATGCTGGCAGCGCTCAGGACCACGCCAGCGATAATGAAACTGGCGAGGCGGCAGATCACTCAATTAAGGTGAACGGTCATCACGAAATCACATCCACCAGCAGGACGTGTGACCATCTAATGATCGACCTCGAAACCATGGGAAAAAATCCTGATGCCCCGATTATCTCAATAGGTGCAATATTTTTCGATCCGCAAACCGGAGATATGGGACCGGAATTTAGTAAGACTATCGATCTGGAAACTGCTGGCGGAGTCATTGATCGGGACACCATTAAATGGTGGCTGAAGCAATCACGCGAAGCGCAATCTGCCATTATGACCGATGAAATCCCGTTAGATGATGCACTGTTACAATTGCGAGAATTTATCGACGAAAACTCCGGTGAATTTTTTGTTCAGGTCTGGGGAAATGGAGCCAACTTCGACAACACGATTTTGCGCCGTTCATACGAACGGCAGGGGATCCCCTGCCCGTGGCGTTACTACAACGATCGCGATGTACGCACAATCGTTGAGCTGGGGAAAGCTATAGACTTCGATGCCAGAACGGCTATTCCATTCGAAGGTGAGCGCCATAATGCACTGGATGATGCCCGCCACCAGGCAAAATACGTTTCAGCTATCTGGCAAAAACTGATCCCGAATCAGGCTGATTTTTAATGTTCAACCATCGCCGGTTGTGACTGGTATTCTGCAACCGGCGCTCATCTGATGTAAGAGATAAAAAGCGATGAGCGAAGTAATCATGATTGTCTATCCCGGTAAATGGGTATCCGAAGAGCAACTAATTGCACTGAAAGGAATAAAAAAGGGAACTCTAAAAAAAGCCAGGGAAAAATCGTTTATGGAAGGAAGGGAATATAAGCATGTCGCTCATGACGGTATGCCATGGGATAACAGCCCATGCTTTTACAACCTGGAAGAAATTGACCGCTGGATTGAGCGCCAGGCATCGGCAAGACCAAGACGCCATCTTACTTGACTAAAAAACAATACTAACCAATGAGAGAAGCTGAAATGAAATATCCGACAGGCGTGGAAAACCATGGAGGGAAATTACGTATCTGGTTTGTTTATAGAGGCGTAAGAGTCAGGGAAAATCTTGGGGTCCCTGACACAGCCAAAAACAGACGCATTGCAGGAGAGTTGCGCGCCTCTGTTTGTTACGCAATAAAAACCGGCGTTTTTGACTATGCAAAACAGTTTCCCTCCTCACACAATCTGGAAAAATTTGGTGAGGCCCGACAAGATTTAACCATAAAGGAACTGGCTGAAAAATTTCTGGCACTGAAAGAAACTGAAGTAGCCAGAACGTCACTCAATACATACCGTGCTGTAATAAAAAACGTCTTAAGCATAATCGGTGAAAAAAATCTTGCCTCGTCGATTAATAAAGAAAAATTGTTAGCGGTACGTAAAGAGTTACTTACTGGATACCAGATCCCCAAAAGTAATTATATTGTTACACAACCGGGGAGATCGGCTGTTACCGTAAATAATTACATGACAAATCTTTATGCCGTGTTCCAGTTTGGTGTTGATAACGGTTACCTGGCAGATAATCCATTTAAGGGGATCTCACCATTAAAGGAGTCGAGAACCATCCCAGATCCACTTTCCCGGGAGGAGTTTATCCGCCTTATTGACGCGTGTAGAAATCAGCAAGCCAAAAATTTATGGTGTGTTTCCGTTTATACGGGGATTCGCCCTGGTGAACTATGTGCGCTTGGATGGGAAGATATAGATCTGAAAAATGGAACAATGATGATCAGAAGAAACCTGGCAAAAGACCGTTTTACAGTACCAAAAACGCAGGCAGGCACCAATCGTGTGATTCACCTTATTAAGCCAGCAATAGACGCTCTTCGGAGTCAGATGGCACTAACGAGACTGAGCAAAGAGCATATCATCGATGTTCACCTCAGAGAATTCGGCAGAACAGAGAAACAAAAATGTACCTTTGTTTTTCAACCTGAAGTGTCAGCGAAAGTAAAAAAGTATGGTGACCATTTTACCGTTGACTCAATAAGGCAGATGTGGGACGCAGCGGTAAAGCGTGCCGGAATCCGCCATCGCAAATCGTATCAGTCGAGACACACTTATGCCTGCTGGTCGTTAACAGCAGGAGCTAACCCGGCATTCATTGCAAACCAGATGGGTCATGCAGATGCGCAAATGGTGTTTCAGGTGTACGGGAAATGGATGTCAGAAAATAATAATGCGCAGGTAACGCTGTTAAATACACAGTTAAGCGAGTTTGCCCCAACCATGCCCCATAACGAAGCGATGCAAAATTAAATTTTTATTTATCAATTAG